CGCTGACCCAGACCACACTCAAGGCCAAGTGGCAGATTCGCATCAACAGCGACGCCGCCGCCACCGTCACCCCGCTCTAAAATGAAACACCTCCTCCCGCTCATCCTTGCTGGTGCCATCAACGCCAGCGCCCAGTCCGTCACCATCAGCATCGTGGCCAACGACGGCAGCACCACCACCACCAACGTCATGCAGGTGCCTGCCGTGCGCGTGCAGGGCCTGCTGACCATGTGGGGCGAAGACTCCAAGAGCAAAACCAACGCCGGTTCCGCCGCGCTGACGTTTGGGCAGTTCATCGTGCAGGAAGTGCGCGACAAGGGCACAGACTACGCCAACAAGGGCGCCGTGGCCGACATGCTCAGCTGGGGCATTACCAACCCGCCGGCCAAGCTGGTCAGCGTTTGGCCCGGATTGACGGCTGCGCAGAAAACCAATGCCGTGAACTACATCCGCCAAGTTGGCGAATGAACAACAAACCCCAGCAGCCACGGTTTGACGTCGGAAAACTAAACCTTCCTCCAGATATATTCGAGGTCATTGCCCGGTTAAAGAGGCTTGGACTAATTAAAATGCCAAAGGCTTCCAGACCTGTAGACACAACGCGCCTGCATAAGACTAGGCAGCAGATTTGCCGCTTGTGCGGGAAACTGTTCAGCCCTACCTATGACCGGCATCTGTGCGGAACTCGACGCGGAGCTTCACCTTTGAACCAACGTGGCTGAGCTTAAGATTACAGTCGTAACAAGCGGAGACCCTAGTGGGACGCAAAGCGTCACGAAGGCTCTACAAGAGACCTCGGCGGAGGCGGAGCGTCTTCAGCAAGGACTGGCAAAAGCGGCGACCGCTAACACCGGGCTAGCTCAAGCATCCCAGTCTACGGCAAGTGCGGCAAAGCAGGCGGCGGGAGCGAATAACGACCTTGCAACATCGCAAGAAAAAGTAAGAAGGACGGCTGGAAATCAGGAGGAGCTTGACGCTCAGAACGAGGTGTTCAAGCAAATGACGGCAGAGGCGAAGCAGGCCGCAGCCGCTATTGAAAAGGGTCCGCAGAGTAGCCTGCGAAAATTAGGCGAAGGGTTCAGCCGCCTTAGTCAGGCCGTACCTGCTGTGGGAGAAGCGGCAAAGCTGTTAGTCAATCCGTGGGCGGCTGTAGCGGGAGCGGTTATCGGAGTCGTTAACCACGTCAAGAAGCTAATCGAAGAGCAAGACAAGGTAACCGAGGAGGCAATCAAGACAAGCCGAGCCTACGACGACCTCCGAGTTGATATCCAAAACATCCGTGGAGACTGGGAAAAAACCATCGACACGTTGCAGGATTATCAGGATGCCTTGGCTGAGACAAAAGCGGAGTCGGAGTCACCTGAAGCTGTTAAGCGAAGGGAAGAGAGGAAGGCCGAGCGAGAAGCCCGGAAGCAAGACCGTATCGACGCCGCAGAAACTGCAAAGCAGGAAGCGATGATTGATGCGCAGGTTGCAACTCGGCAGCTTACAAAGGAGCAAGGAGAAACGCAGAAGCGGACTTTGCGCCGGCAGCTAGAGGACAGGACGGCAGAGCGAGAAGTCGGATTAACGGAACGCAAAGCGCAGATTGCGCAAGAGGCTGAGTTAGCGTTTAGAAATCAGCAATGGTGGGTGCGCGGCAATTTGCAGGAAGAGCTTAATCGCGCAGAGCAGATGGAGAAAACTGCGCGAGTTGCCCGGGCTGGACTAAGCGTAACGCAGGAGCAGCGCAAAAAAGACATTGCAGATCTAGACACCGAAATTGCAAATCTAGAAAAGGAATCTGCCTCAGGCTCTGGTAGGTTTCCAACAAGCTATTATCAGGACAGAATACAAAGACGCATAGCTTCGCGTGATACGTTGCGCACTGCTATGATAACGGCTGAGGAAGATGTTGCCTCAAAAGAAAAAGATGCGGCAGCGCAACGGGCATACGTTGCTAGGATTGTCGAGCACGGCAAAAGTGCCGAGCGAGGCATCTATGCACAACGGGAAGATTACAACGTCCAGACCGCAGAGGCGCAGGCGGAGCGGCAGGCAATGAAAGCCGAGCGCAATGCTGCGCTAATTAGAGACACGGTTGCGGACTTAGTTCAAACGCAGGAGCAGGTTCAGACGCTTGTAAAGGAACACAGCAGCGCAAACACGCAAACTATCATTGCGCTATCACGAGAAGTCGAGCTGCTAAAGCAGCGGCTGGCTAGACTTCAAGGTCAGCAATAATGGCAACTCTAGCATCCATTGCGTCACGCATTAGCGGATGGACTCTAAGCGTCGGCACCTTCACAAAAGGAGACGACACGCTTACGCTTCCTGTAGTAAAGACGCTTGGAGAGTGGGGCTTTTTCGGTGGTGCCTTAACGCGTAACAGTCTCGGAGTTGACACGCTAACATTTACCCAATCAGTCGAGAAGTTCGACACGGCTCCTTCAATTCCATTTGGCTCTATCATCTCGCTCCGAGACCCATCTGGAGTTCAGCGATTTGTTGGCCGGCGCATCCACGTTCCACAAGAGAGCGCAGGGACATCCGAGGCGCATCGCTTTACGTTTGTGGGTCCGTGGTATTGGTTACAGAAGCTGACTTATAAGCAAACATGGCAAAGGTTGCTTATTGCAGGTGTAATCGTCCCACAAAGCACAACGCACTTCCTTCTTAACACTAGCGACAGGGCAAGTGTAGGAGCGCAAATCCGGCACGTCCTTGAGTTTGCGCAAGAGCAAGGAGCACCTTTTGTAATAGGCGCGACGAGCATCAATGTTGTTCCGTTTATCACGGAAGTCAGCGACCAAACGTGTGCGCAAGTCATCGTTGACCAGTCTCGATTTGCGCCGGATTTAGTTAGCTGGTTTGACTACACGACTCCTGTCCCCACGCTTCACTTTGGAAGCGGGAACGCCCGGGGATCCGTCTCGCTGGCTTACGGAACACCCGGGACGATTATCTCGGACAACGGCATTCAGATAGTAGCTCGGCCTGACCTGCAAATCACCGACGTTTGCCTTCGCTATGAAAAGACGGACGACCTAGATGGAAAAGAGTATCTGAGCTTGGCAAAGGACTCATATCCTCCCGGCTCTGACGGTGATGGATTAAACGCTCTCAACGCGACAATCGTCTTGGCAGGATCGAAGATTAGCACTTTGAAGGCAACGGTCGTGACGGAGGAGCTTGACGTCGACGATATTGAATTCTGGAAGCGAGTGATTCCAAAGCTACAGGACAAACGCATAATTGCTTTGGAAAAGACAGGAGTGGAACGAACTATTCAGGGGAGTCGAGATGTTAACAATCCAAACGGAGTAGCAAGCAGCGGTTATACTCGGTGGCTTGTAGAGGGGCAGATGCAAGACTGGATGAAAGACGTCAGCGACACTCCTTTAGACTGGGAGCAGGAGGAGCTGACGGCTACGTTTAGCTACAAGGTGGTGAAGAGCGATGACGTAAATCAAATGAGCGTCATCCTAGAGGACGTAGTAGATGCGAAGGCTACCGTGCAGCTTGTGTCTACTACGGCTCCAATTGGGGACTCGACATACTGGACACTGAAAAGCGTAGAGGAAGGGGAGTCTGTTCCTTACGGACTTGCTGAGTATCTTTACAACGCCCTCAGCGGCATCGATTACGAGGGGACAATCTCGACAACCGAGAACGAGTGCTCAGGTTATATCGGCCCCGGGCACGGAATAAACGTAACAGGAACCATTGACCCGGCGCACGCCTCTATGAACGCCCGGGTTCAGCAGGTGACAGAACATATCGACGCAGGTGTCACCTCGTTTGCATTTGGACCGACTCCGACGCAAAGCCTCGGAGCCGTTCTCGAAATGCTGCGGGCTAGTCGGACCCGCAAGCGCTGGACTCTTGAAGAGACGCAAGAGACAGGCGAAACGGCAAGCGGCGGGGCTAAAGGCGAGCTAGAGCTAGGGCAAGCGACTGCGAACAACAATACGACCCCGGGAGAGCAGCAGAATAAAATGTTTTGTTGCCTCGATGATTTACACAGGGTCGAAATGGACGCAACGCAGAGGCATGTAAAGATTAAGACGGAAAGAGATGGAGTGCCTGAGTGGAGGTCATACGCCGTCGAGGCTGAGTCAGCCGTTAAGTGCATAGGGAAAAATGAGTCGAAGCCCGGGGAAGTGTCTGCAAAGCTGATTAGTAACCTAACACAATCGCAAATGATAGTTGTTGGGACTGGTGGACAAATTAACTGCGACACCAGCCTTTGCAACGGCAAGGTCTTATATCCTAGAGAAGAGGTGTGGTGTAATCCGACAACTGGAGCAAAGCGTAAAATCATGGTGCTCTGCTCTGCTCCTTACGACTAACATGTTTGGATGTTGCTGCGGAAATAAGTTTTTTAGAGATACAGGCACACTATCAAGTAGAGTGTTTGGGTTTGTCATGTTTGTTAACGATAGCAATTTTGACAAAATGAACAACTGGACAACGCTTTACAGAAAACTACGAACAACGCGTTCCTACAACTTGTCGGATGGGCTTCACTATTCAATTTGCGACTGGGAAATCAACACAGGAACCGGAGCGCTCACAAACACGTACAACGTGTATAGATGGGAGGGATTAAATGGAATTTGCACTTATCCGTATGAAGTAAATCAAACGCAATTTATTGTAACACAATCCGTCCAGACATTAACCAAAGCACGGAACGACTACATCAAGGGAGGCAATTTTATAGACCCAAACATTAACGGCTTTCAGGAGTCTATTCTGTCGGACCCATTTAATCCAAGACAGGTTATTGCCGAGGCTTATTTGGCGACTCCATTTTCTGCTAGTGAGGAAATAGTTGGAGTTCCGGGCTTAACAGCAGAACAACGGCTGACAAGCAAGTCCTACATTGATATCACGGGAACAACCGGCAACCTTCCATTTAGAACGTGCTGCGATGGTGGGTATAACGTATTGGGTGCAAAAGTAGGGCAGCTCGCATTTAATATAAACCGAGAAATGATTAGAGGCTCTGCGCAGAAGTTTTGCCTCGCTGACTTTGGTGTCGTGGGAAGGACAAATATTGTGTGTTCGACTGCTTCAGACGTAAATCAAAATGCTGCTGGTATAGAAGCCGTACCTGTCTGGGACGTTTCTAGATATTCGGACTTTTCTTGCGGGAATAGTTTTTCCGGCCCATGTAGTATAAGAGTGCAAGCAAGGGCATACGCATCTACGTTTGCGTCAACAACGCTAGACCCTCTGCCTGCTTGCTGCTCGTTCAATTAGGGTTTATATGACAAGAAGAGACGCACTTCTTATTCTTCGTCCGTCCATGTCTGACAAGACGGACGAGGAAATCATTGCAGATTTAGTTAGCAGCTCCAGTCATACAGTTAGCAAAAATGTAAAGCCCGGTGGCCTACTTATTGGAACACTATTTGCGCGTTTGCTCGAGTCTGTCGGAATCAGAAAGGGAGCCGGATGCGCATGTCAAAAGCGACAGGACTGGCTTGATAAAAATGGAGCTGCGGTCTGCTTCTCTGCACTAATGCTAATTGCATTGCTCATTGTCCTCTTCTTAGTCTTTGCCCGTAGATGACTCCTGTAGCGCACGGACAACACGATGCAAATCATGCCTCTAGCGGGGACAATTCCGTTGGGCACGGCATTGCCGGAAGCATTGCGACAAACCTCCTGCTTGCTGCTAGCTTCCTCCCAAACCTAGAGGCGGCTTTGCGGGTTGCGGCATTGTTCCTGTCCGTGTGCGTCAGCGGTGTGACTATCCACTCCGCCTTGTCTAAAAGGAAACGGAATAGAAGGAAGACAAATGAACGACACGACGCTCAATAGCATTGACTCGACGGTCGACTCTATCGTCTCGACGCTTGCAAAGCTAAACGGGCTCCCGGGCTACGCTCTGGTGACTCTCGCCTGTCTCGTGTTCGGATATCTCCTTAAGGCACTGCCTCGCTTTCCTAACGGAGGCATTCCGCTTGCGGTCGTTATGGCCGGCGCCGTCCTAAACGGACTTATTGCGGAAGTGGACGCAGTTCCTTTCCGCATTTGGATAGTGAAGAATGCAATCGTGGGAGGTGTCTGCGGGTTTATCGCCTTCCTGTCTCACCACCTCGTTATATCTCGTATCGAAGACAGGGTGAAGCGTCTACTTGGAGCGGCTCCGCTTATTGCAGTGCTCGCTGCCGGGCTTGCTTTGTCTGGATGCGCAACCGTGTCGCCCGGCTCTGACCCTGTCGTCGTAAATGCGGAGCGCACGCTTGCAACCTCCTTCGAGGTCGTCGACGCATTCTTGCTGCTAGAGTACAAGAATAGGGACGTGGTGATGTCCCGGGCTCCATACGTCCACGCGCTCGCGGAAGATATTCGGCAGACAGCGCCCGGCGTCTTCAAGTCCGCTTCTATTGCCGTCCGGGCTTACAAGCGGAGCCGCACACCAGCCGCCCGGCTAGACCTTCAGAAGTTCGTCGCCGACGCGGAACACGTCACAGCCCGGGCATCCCTTGCGACTTCAACGGTTAAGCTCCTAACGCAATGACCCCGCAACTCATTATCGCCATCGGGCAGGCAGTAGCCAACATCCACGTGCTCGTCAATGCGGTGATGCAGGTCCGAGACCGTCTCCGGCAGACAGGTGAATGGACGGAAGAACAGGAACGGGCATGGGACGAGCACGTTGCCAGCCGCCTGCTTTTACCCCATTGGAACCCGGAGCCCTCCTCCCTCGACAAGCCTGCTGACTTCTAATCCGCGCCAGAGTTCCTTCTCCTCCGCCACTCCTTCAGTTTCGCAGCCGCTTCCGCAGCGCACCGATTGCATCGAGCCCGGCCATGCGCCGGGTTGCCGCAGTCGATACAACCGCCGCTCTCCTTCCATCGGGCTCTTCGCTCCCGGATCCACCGGGCTTTGTCGGCTCGTCTCTTTTCGGACATGCGGGACAACTACGTGAAAACAGGCGTGAATGCTAGGGAAAACAGGCCTGCACTTTTCTGCAAAGAAGTGTAGACAATGGACGATGGATCAAGGATAGTCTTCTCGTCGGCGGGAACAGGGAGCCCGAAGGCCGAATAGAGGAACCGGAACCTCGATAAAAAACAGCCGGCGGCGCGACCGAACATTTCCCCCGAGACCGGCTCGGGGCGACGAAGCGAGTCAGGCCACCGCAAGAGGCCAGCCCGAAGTCGAAGCGACTAAGGACCACGAAGGCGAAGCCATTCGTCAGCGCAGGTCAGCTTCGGGCGAGCAAACACGGCGACCATACCAAACGCCCCGAACAGCACAGCGGGTCGCCGGTTGTTTCCTCTCAGCCCTCCGAAGAAGAGGGTTGAGGCGAACCAACCAAAAGCACATGCAAACATACTTAAAGACCTTCACCGACAAAGCCGAAGCAACTAGCCGGATGAATGAAATGAACGTGAGCGCGATACTCGAAGGAAGGAAGAGCGTCGTCGTAGTCACCGAAGGGCCGAGCCAAGGCGAGTGGACGGTGATGGATTTAGACTCCGCAATTGACTTCGAGCTTCCTTACTTTTTCCGCCGCTAAACAACAACCAACCTACTAAACCGATGACCACTCCAATAACCTTAGTCCTTTCATTGTCCGATATCTACGACCTCCTCGAAGCCGCCCGGGCGACAAGCAAAGCGACTTACGGAGTCGCCCGAGACCATTCGTGCATCGTCCTTTATTTGCGCGGCGAGACTCTTCCCGAGGGCAAAGGCAAACGCCCGGGCGAGGTGCTCGTCTCTCACGTCTCGCTTCTCGAGGAGGTCACCCGGGTCATGGACGACGCGGAGCAGACGGCAATCTCGAAGCACATGACCGAAGAGTGAGCGCGAAACGCCTACGGGCGTCTGCCGGTTCCTTCCGGCACTGACGAGCGCAGCGAAGCTCCACCAACCAACCAACAAACAAACAAAAATGAAAAAGACCAAGACCAACACCGACATCATGACGCCGGTGACAGACATGCACGGCAACGCGATTGCAGACCTAAACGGGATGAAAGACCCGAAGCAGATGTGGGTCTGCTTCGGTCCCGGGTACTGGGGAAAGGGTGCGACGCTCAAGGAGGCGGCGCAGCGGTGCAAGGAGGCCGGACAGCGTAACACTCAGCCGGTGTATGCGTATCTCGTGCTCGGCGACCGCGAGACGCTGGAAGGCTTCAAGGTCAACGGATACGGCGGAACCGAGTTTTTTGATCGGACGATTCAGCTCGCCGCGATTCACGGCTCGATGGGCGTGAAGCTCGGACAGTTACTCCGCTCCGAAGAATAGACAGAAGCCCCGCCGCTCGGGAAGTCCGAGCGGCGGGGCGCAGTTGAGGTTCCGGGCTGCGTCTCAATTCGAGGCGCAGCCCGGAGCGGCAATCGCTCCTTCTATAACCAACCAACCAAAGACCAAAACATGAAAGCCGGACAAACCATTCAAGACCTCGCCAACAACATCCTCGCAGACGCTAATCGCCGCCGGGACTACGTAGTCGATACGAGCAGCGTCCACGTCGCCGCTAATCCTCGCGGCGGCTTGGCAATCGACCTCCGCAACAGCAGCCGGAGCGGAGCCGAAATTGAAAGCCCGGCACTGCTCGAGGTGACGGACCTTTGCTTCGCGCAAGTGGCAACGCACACCGGAGTGCCAACGGCATACGCTCGCCGGATGCTGACCGGCTCGCTCGACGACAGGCGGCTGCTCGCGGCTAACTTTAATCATTGGATGACGACCAACCGCAGCCGGCAGATGCTCCGCACCTTTGACGCGACTCCAGACAACAGCAAGCCGCGCATCGCCCGGGCTTTGCTCTCCGACCGTTTCCGCCCGCTCGATAACCTCGACCTCACAAACGCTATTCTGCCGAAGCTGAACGCGGCGGGGTGCATCGTCGAAAGCGTTCAACTGACGGAGCGCAGGCTTTACATCCAAGCCCGGACACCTCGCGTTGAGGGAGACGTCCGCGTCGGCGACACGATGCAAGCAGGCGTCGTTATTAGCAACTCGGAGGTCGGCTGCGGCTCGCTTAAGATTGAGCCGATGCTCTTCCGGTTGGTTTGCAGCAACGGCCTAATCCTTCCAAACGCGCTCCGCCGATACCACGTTGGAGCCAGACGCGAGGACATTGGCGAGGTCGCGCATTGGTCCCGCGAGACGCACCGCCTTACGGACCGGGCTTTGTTCGCGCAATGCGCCGACACCGTTGACGCCGCTCTTAACGACATCTCCTTCCGGCAGCAGCTCGAGCGCATCCGTGAGAAGGCGGACGGCAAATCCGTCGCCACTCCTCCGGCAATCGTCGAGGTGCTCACTAAGAAGCTCGACCTGTCCGAGTCGGAAAGCGGCAACGTCCTCATGCATCTGGCTGCCGGCGGCTCGCTCGATATCTGGGGAGTCACAAACGCAGTGACCCGGGCAGCAGAGGATTGCGAGGACTACGACCGCGCCGTCGAACTCGAGCGAGCCGGGAGCCTCGTCCTCGAAATGAAGCCGAGCGACTTCTCCAACAACTGACTTCCAATGGGCGGGGAGGCGACTAACCTCCCCGCCCAAAACAAACAACCGACCTGCCTATGAACCTGACCAAAGCGGACATCCAATCATTCATTCCGTCGCATTGGATTTGCCTAGAAATTGACGGAACCGTCATTTGTCAGCCGCCATCCAAGCCCGATGCAACTCACTCCGACACGCTCGTCCAACAAGCCTGTGTCGACGGAGTGAGTCTCATGCTTACCTGTCTCTGCGTTCCACATCGCCGCGTCGGCTCCGCCCTTGTCTTCCACCTCATGCCGGACAACAACCAACAGACCGTGACCGAATGAAAACCAAACAACCAACCGACGACCAAATCATTGCCGCCATGCTCCGTTACGGCGGCAGCTTCATGCGAGCTATTGCAAACGCCTATGTGGTTGCGGACTCTCGCAACAAGGAACGTATCCGGCAAACGTGGGCCGAGCAATGGAGCTGGTACGCAGACATGGCATCCGGCCCTTATACTCCGCCGGACGACGGACTTAACCGGTGACCTGCATGTCTATCCGGTCGCCCCATTCCAAACGGAGTGGGGCGAGCGGGTGGACACCTAACGTCTCCCCCGGCGACATTGCCGCAACCAACCAAAACAATGAAAGACCTAGTCAAAGCACAAGCCCAGTCCCTGTCCCTAACCGGAGCCCAGCCTAAAAGCCCGATTGAACTCATGGCGTTAGCCGTGCAAAGCGGGGCCGACGTCGGAACGCTCGAGCGCATCCGAGACCTAATTGAGTGGAACGAGAAGCGTGAAGCCAAAAGGGCTTACGACGACGCCCTTGCTGCGTTTCAAGCGGAGTGTCCGACGCTAAAGAGGACGGTTGCCGGAGCGCAAGGCCGCTATCGCTTCACCCCATTGGACCACATTATCGAGCAAGTCCGACCGTTGATGGAAAGACACGGGCTGTCTCGAAGGTTTACAACTGAGCAGGTTAATCCGACAACCGTCCGCGTCTCCGTTATTATCACGCACAAGACCGGGCACTCGGAGACCTCGAGCGTCGACATCCCGGTCGACAAGCGGAATAACCTAATGAGTGACCCGCAACAGGTAGGTGGGGCAATCACTTTCGCTCAACGCTATGCGCTACAGCTTGCGCTCGGCATCGTGACCGCCGGGGACGACCGTGACGGACAGGGGCCGGAGCCAAAGACCCGGTTGGAACGACTGGCGGCGGCTGCTCCGGCTTCTGTTAGCGAGCCGGATGCGGCGACAAAGCCTGTCGACGAGGAAGCCGAATGGAAGGCTGCGGCAAAGACCCTCTGGGAACTCCTAAAGCCGGTGCGTGGAACCGCGCAGAACTGGGGCACCGCAATCGCTTGGATGATCGACGAGGGCCTTATCGGCGACGAGGTCGTTGCAATCAAGCAACTGTCCACCGGGCAACTTAATGCGGTTGCAAAAGCCGTGCGGGACTCGGGCAGCATCTCCTCCTAATACATACCATGAACCATTCATTTAAGAATGCCGTCGCAAGCGAACTGTGGACGCGGGGCGATTATCACTCCCAGCCAACCGACGAGAACGGCAACCCGATTGCTCGAGGGGACAAGCGCAGGGTCATAAGCCGGTCCGATATTGTCGAGATTGCGCGGAACCCTCGCCGCTGGCTTCGAGGATACAGGTCGCAGGAAAGCAAAGCCATGTCGTGGGGAACGGACGTCGACACAATGGTCTTAACCCCGGAGGACTTCGAGGCTCAACATGCCGTTGCGCCGACACACTACGAGTCGGAAGCCAACGTCTGCCCCAAATGCAGTAGCGCGAGCGATGCCCGGTCCTGTCGCAAGTGCGGAGTCGACAGGGTTCCTTCTAAGGTTAGGAAGGAGTGGACTTGGGTAAGCGATACGTGCCGGGCATGGAAAGCGGAACAGGAAGCAGCCGGCAAGACGGTCTTGTCGGCGGAGGACTACGAGCAGCGCAAGCGGGCAGTCGAAGTCCTGCAACAGACAAAGCAAGTCAGGGAGCTTCTCCTTAACTCCCGCAAGCAAGTGCGCCTTACTGGGCTCTATTGCGTCGGAGGACGTGAGTATCCTGTCCGGGCTTTGCTCGATATAGTTCCGAACAGCTCTCACCCTACGTTTGGATGGCTGCTCTTTGACCTCAAGACATCTCACACCGCAGACCCTCGAAGGTGGAGCCGCGTCGTCATAGAACACTCGCTGCACGTGCAGGCTGCATTCTATCTCGACTTCTGGAATGCAGCGACAGGCGAGGACAGACAGGACTTCGGGCACGTCGTGCAAGAGAGGTTTGCGCCTTACGAGGTCATGGAGCCGTTTGCCTTCCTTGCCGGAGACTTCATCGCCGCCGGTCGTGCTACCTATCGGAAAGCAATGGAAGTATACGACCGCTGCATCATGAACGCTGCTCCGAACGAGTGGCCGGGTTATTCGCAAGTGGAGTCCGACATCGGGCTGCCACCCCAAATGGCCGACGTCTTGCAGCGTATTGCTCCGCCTCGGTGGTGGACCCTGTCCGAACTCGAAACACACCTTGCCCCACTGTAATGAAACACAAATCTAAGAAGCTCGAGGCACATCCATTGGCTGACCTGTTTCCGATTATTCCAGCAGCCGAACTGGCGGAGCTTGCCCGGGACATAAAAGCAAACGGACTCCAGCATCCAATTGTCCTCTTTGAGGGCCGAGTTCTCGACGGTCGGCACAGACTCGACTGTTGCGAGCGGGTCGGAGTCAAGCCGAAGTTCGTGACCTACAAGGGAGACGACGCGGTCGGATACGTCGTCTCACTTAACATGCGCCGCCGCCATCTCGATGCCGGGCAGCGGGCAATGATTGCCGCGCAAATCGCAAGCATGGAGCACGGAGGAGACAGGCGGAGCGACAAACCTACCAGCCGGACAACTCGAGCCGAGGCCGCTGCCGCTTTGAACGTGTCGCCGGCTAGCGTGAGCAATGCAAAGCAAGTCCTCGAGAAGGCTCCGAAACTGGCAGACAAAGTTAAGGCCGGCCAGATCAGCCTTAACGAAGCAAAGACGAAGATGGCCGAAGCGGAAGCCGCAGCCGAGGAGGTGGTCGACAAGACAGGGTTCAAGGTTCCTCCTCCGTTGCATTCCGTCTGGAGCTTGCGCGAGGTTCCGGTGGATTTGCAGCGCAAGGTTGCCTCATTAGAGTCGACATTTGCAACGCTCCAGTCCGACAAGCACGTCCTGTTTGCCGGGTTTAACTTCTCCGAGTGGATTAGCTCCACGCAGCGGTTGAAGCAAGCCATCTCAAAGTGCGTTCCCTATGCCGTATGTCCGACGTGCGGAGGATGGAACCGGGCGAAATGCGCTCACTGCAAGGGTGTTGGGTTCCTGTCGAAGGCACGGTGGGTGACCGACGTTCCAGAAGAGGTTAAAAGTATCCGTGGAAAGCAAAGCAAACCAACCAAACAAGACCAAGACCAATGAAGCTAAGACCATATCAGCAGAAGGCCGTCGAGGCCGTAGTCGAACAGTGGCGGGAGGCGCAGTCCACGCTCGTCGTCATTCCAACCGGAGGAGGAAAGACACAGGTGTTTTCCGAGGTCGTTCGTAGAACAAATGCCGGAGGAGGGAGGAGCATCGTGCTCGTGCATCGGGAGGAACTTGCGTTCCAAGCGCAGGCTCGTATCCAGTCCGTTGCCGGCTTGTCCTGCGAAATTGAGATGGCGGAGCTAAAGGCAAATCATGACGCGATGCTCTGGGACAGGTCACCGTGCATTGTCGCTTCGGTTCAATCTTTGACGACTAGGTTGGACCGATATGACCCGGGAGAGTTCTCAGTCCTGATTTGCGACGAAGCGCACCATTGCACGGCTCCTTCGTGGAGGCGAATCATTGACTATTTCAGGCAGAACACGGAGCTGCGTGTGCTCGGGGTAACGGCGACTCCAGACCGCGCAGACGAGGAGGCTTTGGGACAGGTGTTTCAAACGGTTGCCTACGACTATGAAATTCTGAACGCAATCGACGACGGATGGCTTGTCCCAGTCGAGCAGCAAATGGTCCACGTCGGCGGTCTCGACTTCTCCGAGGTTAGGACAACGGCGGGAGACCTTAATGGAGCGGACCTTGCTGCGATTATGGAAGCCGAAGAGAACTTGCAGGGAGTCGTTGGCTCCGGCATTTCGATTATCGGAGACCGGCAGACGATTATGTTTGCGGCGAGCGTTAAGCAGGCGGAAGTCGCCTGTGAGATATTCAATCGGCATCGCGCTGGAATGGCTGCGTTCATTTGCGGGGCAACCAACAAGGACGTGCGAAGGGACGTCCTCTCGCGGTTCCTCGACGGAACGACGCAGGTGCTGTGCAACGTCGGCATTGCAACGGAAGGCTTTGACGCTCCGAACGCAAGCGTGGTCCTCAATGCTCGTCCGACAAAGTCCAGAGCCCTGTATGCGCAAATCGCAGGACGTGTCCTACGCCCTCTTTCCGGGCTTGTCGACGGGCTCGCAAGCCCGGAGGAGCGGAGGGCGGCAATAGCGGCATCTGCAAAGCCGAGCGCATTGCTCGTTGACTACGTCGGCAACAGCGGAAAGCACAAGCTGATGTCCTCCGCCGACATTCTAGGTGGGAACGTGAGCGACGAAGCGATTGACCTAGCCGTCGCCCGAGCCCGGGCGAAAGGCGGACCCGTTAACATGCGGGACGAACTCGACGAGGCAGAGGTTGCGTTGCGCGAACAGCGAGAGCAGGCGCGGCGACTCGAGCAGGCACGCAAGGCGAGACTCGTTGCCCGGGTTAACTACAAGACGCAGCAGGTGTCTCCGTTTGACGTCTTTGACGTCGACGTGCCAAAGGCTCGCGGCTGGGATACGGGTCGGACACTCACGACGAAGCAAAGGGAGCTGCTGCTCCGGCAGGGCATCGACGGAGACTCATTGCCATATCCGCAAGCAAAGGCCCTGTTGGATGAATTGTTCCGCAGGTGGGACAGGAAGCTCGCAACGTGGAAGCAATGCAAGACCCTTAAGCGATACGGCTACGACGTCAAAGACATGACGATGACCGAAGCAAGCAGCCTGCTGGATAGGCTAGCCAAAAATGGGTGGAAGCCGATACAACAAGCCGTCTGAAATGAGCCAATGGAAACGGGTCACGCGACAAGACCCATGCGCGATTTGTCGCAAGCCGGACTGGTGCACGGTCGGAGACCTCTTCATCCAATGCATGAGGGTTGAGTCTAACCGACCGTGCAAGTCCGGCGGTTGGCTGCATCCAATAAAGGACTTGCCGACCCGGCCTGCATTGCCTGTCCCTCGGAAGCGGATAGAGCAACCGGAACCGACGATTGACGCCGCTGCCTTGATGCGGGAATACGCTTCAGATATCGAAAGCGGTGAAAGGCTCCTCGACCTCGCAGACGAACTGGGAGTGGACTGGCAGTCCCTTGCCGATATCGGGACAACGTGGAGCGTAGGGCATCGTGCGTGGGCTTTTGCAATGCGCGACGGAGATGCAAACATCATCGGCATTCGATTGCGTGACGAGAGCGGACACAAGTGGGCCGTGCGAGGAAGCAAGGCCGGGCTGTTCTACGCTCCGAAGCGAGCCGCCGCCCGGGCCTATGTCGTAGAGGGTCCAACCGATTGCGCTGCCGCAATGGACATTGGGGTCTACGCAATCGGCAGGCCGAGTTGCATGGGAAGCGAGGAGCAGGTGCTGCGCGTCGTCGACCGGCTTGGTATTCGGGAGGTCGTCGTAGTCTCGGACAACGACACGCCCGGATGGCGCGGAGCGGAGCGGCTTCAGGCAATGCTTCCGGTGCCGAGCGTTATTTGGGTCCCGCCGGCCAAAGACATGCGGGAGTTCGTGCGCTCCGGCGGGACACGTCCGGCAGTTGAAGCATTGCTGTCCGGGCTCCGTTGGACTACACCGAGACCCGCATGAGCGCATTTTCTCCAGTTCTGTGTGCTGTCTATCGCATCCGCCAACCGGTTGCGGAATACAGGTTTCATCCAACACGGAAATGGAGATTTGACTACGCTTGGCCGGAAGTCCGGCTTGCGCTCGAAGTGCAAGGCGGCATTTGGACGGGCGGAAGGCATGTGCGCGGCGGCGCATTGCTTAAGGAGTGGGAAAAGATAAACACCGCCGCAACGTTAGGGTGGCGCGTTATGTATTGCCAGCCACAGGACATTCGGAGCTTTGGGCGGTTCCATGACCTGTTAACCGAAATTGCCCTTGCCTACCACAACCAACCGCAAAAACCATGAGTCCTATCATCATCCTCATCTGCGCCTTCTACGTTGCGTGGATGTTTTGGGTCGGAGCTACCTACAACAAATGAAAACCAAACACATCGCCGCGTCTGCCATTTTGGCCGGCGCAATCATCGCCGGACGGGCGGAGCCGTCCAAGACAGACGCGACGACGACATCACGCAAGGTGCGGGTCGAGTATGTCACGAACTACGTCAACGTGCCGATTGTCTGCGCAACGCTCGAGGTTGCCGACTTCGTGCTCGAGCCCGGGCGGACCTATAAGCTCTTCGTTGCGGACGGAACTCGGCCTTGGAGGTCGTGGGGCATTCTTCGTTCAAGGACAAATGCAAACGCCCGGGTCTGGCTTCCAGCCGCCTCGACTCGCACATTGCTTTGGCAACTGGTGGACACGACGCCCGGCTTCCCGTCTGTTGCCGTTCCGAAGCTCCAACCCGATTGCGTTAGCAAGCCGCAGTTCGTCGTCCTCGGCCCGGGTTCAATCCGCCCTGTCCAATGAGCCAGCCACCACTAACGCTGCGCGACGTCGTTAATGACGTCGAGCGGGAGCAAGCCTATGCCGCACTGCGAGAGTACTACTCGCAGATCTACACAGGCTGCTTTAACCTCGGCAACTTTATCAGCCGACATGAAGCGGTCGAACTCCGACCGATTGAACGGGAGATGCAAGCGCAGCTTAGCAAGCTCTTTGCGCACGTCTCCTTCATCTACGACCGCGCTCTGCGGAAGCAGGCAGAGGAGGAGGCTCGCAACCGAGCAGAATGGACCGGAGACTAAAAACACAGCCCGAAGCGCAATGAACGCTTCGGGCTTTTTTTTGTCCCAATGTCGCCCGCCGCAGGGCTAAATAGAAAGGAGAAGGCTTGGAAGCTAAATCCTTGGTTGGTCAGACGCCGCACCCCGGCGCACGCACCTCGAGCCGCTGCCCGAATGGGAATAGGAACAAGCCGGCAGGGACGGAGGCCCTCCGGCTCGGAACAGGTAAAACATCAACCCGCATCTGCGGCGGGCATTTTTATGACCGACGTTGAACTGGTTGCGCTCATTTTAGGATGTGCCGTCACGCTTGTTGCCGTCAACGGAACAGCTCGATGGCGGTGACTTTTTCAAGTTCTAAATCTAGAACTTGATAAAGGACTAGCATCCTTTTCCGTGCCGATTACATTCCGCCTCGTGCTCCATGCGCACCTAGATTTAGTCCAGCCTAGAGCTGGCAGGGGACCTCGGACTCCTTGGTCAGAGTCCGGCATCCCCGGTTGCCCGGTTCCCGCTGCATGGGCGGAGACACGGGCTGCGAGCCGCCGCAGGTTGACGGTCACCGGGGCGGAACTCCCGGTGGCCATTTTTTTGGCTGAGGACTTCTCCGCACTCAAAGGTGCAGAGGTTTCACAACTAGCGTCTCCAAGTCGGAGTGAGTCCTCGGCCACCATTTCAGTCGCCCTCCCTGCGCTCCGCTCCGCGCACGGGTCTCATCCTCCCCGGCTAGGGAGGGCGACACTTCATTTTCCGCTCCGAGACGCATCTCGGACCCACGCCGTACGCTCGCAACCTACGGCACGCGCTGGGAGACGTTCCTAGCGTTCAGACAGTTTGGGCCGGCAAGACAGGCATCGGAGGCCTTAAGTCGCCTCTAATCGCCTACTAGGGCACGCAGAACGAGCCCGGGAGCCGCTCCAAGCCGAAGACCTCGCCCCAAGGGACTGGGGCTAGGGATAGTTCACCTAGGTGGGCTAGACCCCGAAGCCGCCCCGGGTCCGACACGGCTGCGTTTGAAGTCCTAGCGGGAAGAGAAGTCCGCCGAGAACTGAGCCACCACTCGGTTAGCCGTCAGGCCGACGCCCAGTGCGACCGGGAGCAACCCGGCCCCGGGCACATGATAGGGGCGGACTCTGTCCGTAACCAAAGGGTCAGGATGAACTTCCGAACGCCTTAGCCGTATCGACCTCCTTCTTAAGCCGTAGACCTAAAGGTCAATGGATAGAACTAGCGACATTTTATCCAGCTCCGTTGGATAGGACTCGCGACATTCTATCCACGTTGACAGGCGCGCAACCTTCTGCGAGACAAACGCCATGCCGGGCGTCAAACCTACTAACGAGGAACTCCTCGACCGCGTCGAGTTCGTCCAAGAGCTGCTCTGCCGAGGGCTGAACCACTCCCAAATCAAACGCGCTTTTCGACAACGCTACGGACCTGACGTCCATGCGACCACGGTCGGCAGATATGTGCTTCGTGCGCGAAAGGCGTTTGCCCGGGAGCTGACCCGGACGGACTTAAATGCAAAGCGAGCCGAGCACATCCGCATCTGCAACGCTATTATCCGCAACGAGCAGACTAAGGCCGGCGACAAAATTAGAGCCCTCGAGCGTATTGCCGACCTCCTCGGGCTCGACGTTCCTTTCCGACACGAGCACAGCGGTCCGAACGGGAGCCCCATCGAGGTGACGACGGAGGACAAGACAATCGACTTTGCCGAACTCGAACAGCTTAGGCAGAAGGTCTACACCGCAGATGGAAGGAACTAAATAGTGCTTGGGAAGCTCCAATAGACCTCCCGGTCCGTTGGGAGCCCCCAACGGGATATTCAGCCGATTGCGAGCGGTCCAATGCGGGCGGGTTAGGTCTTGCTTACTCGGGGCCGGAATAGCAGTCTGACTACATGTCGGACATTAAAGTCAATTGCGCCTTTGACGAGCTAGTCCCTTTGGAGAGGGTCGTGCCTAATCCTCGCAACCCGAATAAGCATTCCCCGGCGCAGCTCGACCTCCTCGCAAAGGTTATTGCCTACCAAGGGTGGAGGGCTCCTGTCGTCGTGTCGACTCGCTCCGGCTTTATCGTCTGCGGGCATGGGCGTTATGCCGCAGCGAAGATGCTCGGGGCGTCTTCCGTCCCGGTTGACTTTCAGGAGTTCGCAACGGAGGCAGACGAGTGGGCGCACCTAATCGCAGACAACAGGCTGTCGGAACTTTCAGAGTGGGACGACGACTCCCTGTCCGAAGAGCTTGACGCCTTAAAGCGGGAGGACATGAAGCTGCTCGAGCTTACAGGGTTCACGCAATCGGATTTGGACGCAATGCTTGTGCCTGACTTCGGTTCCGCTTCTATCGAGGACCAAGGCAAGCTGGACGAGAAGTCAAAATGCAAGTGCCCGGAGTGCGGTCATGAGTTTGTCCCCTGAACTCAAGCTAGACTGGTGCTCCCACGATGCGGCGGACTTTGCCGTTAAGAGGTGGCATTACAGTCGTATATTGCCAACGGGCAAGCTCATAAAGATAGGCGTGTGGGAGGACAAGAGCTTTATCGGTTGCGTCATTTTCTCCAGAGGGGCAAGCCCCTATCTGCTCGAGAAGTATGCCATCACGGCTTACGAAGGGTGCGAGCTAACCCGGGTGGCTCTAGGCAAACACAAGACGCAAGTGTCCCGCATCGTTGCAATCGCAATTCGGTTCCTCCGAAAAAGATGCCCCGGGCTTCGGCTGATTGTCTCATTTGCCGACCCGATGGAAGGACATCGCGGCGGAATATATCAGGCGGGCAACTGGATTTACACAGGGCTCAGTAGCGGCACGGTCGAGTATCTCGTGGGAGGAAGGTGGCGACACGTTCGTGGAGTCTATCATCAGACAACAGACTCAACTCCCGTTAGGAACAGGTGCGGCAAGCATCGTTACGTCATGCCGCTTGACGAAGCTATGCGCGATACATTATCCAAACAGGCAAAGCCATTTCCTAAATGCGTCGGAAGTGCTGCGAGCGGCACGTCCGTCTTCCAGACGGAAAGGGGCGGTGCAAATCCGACCTCGACGCTAGCTTCTTCTTCGTGACCGACTCGGTCAAATATAACGCAATCGCACAGCGGCTTCTTGAGTCTACGGTCGTCAACAACCCGTATTGCAACGCAAGCCCCACCTCTAGGCAGTTGTTGTTCCTAGAGCAGACTGGACTGGAATGTCTTTTCGGAGGAGCCGCCGGCGGAGGGAAGTCCTCTGCGCTGCTAATGGCTGCGTTGCAATTTGTCCGAACGCCGGGCTACTCCGCATTGCTTCTGCGCAGGTCATTTGCTGACCTAGAAAAGCCGGACAGCCTCATCCCTCGCTCGCATCAAATGCTGGCCGCAACCGATGCGCAATATCAGGCCGCCCGCAAGGCGTGGCGTTTCCCTAGCGGAGCGACATTGAGCTTCGGCTACCTAGACACTGACTCCGATGTCTATCAATACCAGTCCGCCGCTTTTCAATTCTGCGGCTTTGACGAGCTTACGCAGTTCTCTGAATTCCAATATCGCTACCTGTTCTCACGCCTTCGCGTTCACGCTGGAGTTAACGTCCCGCTCCGAATGCGTGCGGCAACTAACCCGGGAGGCATCGGGCACGCATGGGTGAAGGAACGGTTTGGGCTGGGAGCCAATTCATCCTGTCCTCCTGAGCGTGTGTTTATTCCCTCCAACCTAACAGACAACCCGCACCTAGATGAGGCGCGATATAGAAAGAGCCTTGCAGAACTGGACCACGTCACGCGCAGGCAGCTCGAGTTCGGCGATTGGGATGCGATGGCCGAGGGGCTTATCTTTAAGCGGGAATGGTTCAAAATTGTGGACGCAGTTCCTTCCGACCTTCGCAAGGTTAGATACTGGGACTTGGCCGCTACACCTAAGAAGCGGCGAGGACATGACCCGGACTATACAAGCGGAACGCTGCTTGGTCGGTCAAAGCAGGGACTCTACTACGTTCTCGATGTAAAGCGCACCCGCTCCAGTCCGCTAGATGTAGAGCGGCTACTCCTTGCCACGGCGACTGAAGACGGGCGTGACGTTCCTGTCTGGATGGAGCAAGAGCCGGGCTCATCCGGGGTCCATGTCGTCGACCACATCCGGCGCAACGTGCTTGACGGATTTGAGCTTCGGGCAAAAAGACCGGACGCAAACAAGGTTGCCCGGGCAAAGCCGTTTAGCGCAGCGGCTGAGGCCGGCAACGTGTTTGTCCTTCGCGGACCTTGGAACTTAGAATGGCTGCGGGAGGTCGAGTCATTCCCGCTCGGTGACCACGACGACTCGGTTGATAGCACGACAGGAGCGCATCAGGCGTTGTCCGTTTCCCGTGTTCCGGCAATGAGTTTGATATAGGGCGCACTGAAGGCAGTTGACAATATACACTCCAAACCACGACGCTTCGCCCGCTACGGCTTGAAACTCCTCGAAATTATTAAGAGCGCGGTCGGCTCCGTCACGCGAAGAAGCCCCACCATCGGGTTTAACTTCAACCGACCCGGGGCCTATGACATGTCATCGGTCCGCATGGATCGCGCATACGAACAAAGCGTTTGGGTCAACCGGGCAATTAAGATTGTCGCAATGCCTATTAGCGAAGCACCGCTTCGCTTCTCGTCTGCGGCTCGAGGGTCTCGGCAACTTATAACGGACCCTGTCCTTACCGCATTTTGGGAGTCGCCGGCTATTGGTGCGGACAAGCAGCCGATTGACTTCTGTTCCGTAGTCGAGTCAACGGTCGGATGGCTTAAGCTGACAGGCAACGCCTACTGGCTACTCGATGACT